ATTACGCTCCTGCAACACAGAGCGTGAAGATTGTTGATTCTTACATGACGTCGCTTAGACCCATTGTGGTTAAAAAGCGGCTGACTTACCATCAACAAACTTTGTGGACCAGCCAACATGGTGTTGGTTTCGACCTTTTGTTAGGTTGTAACGGTGAGAAGCTGGGCCACGGGAATTTCCCGTCGGCGTCAGTTCTCTGCAATTTAGAGGCGCTGTGCTTGCGCCAATTGGTTGCAGAGTCGACTGATTATTCCTGTTTAGCAGATTTTCAGGAAGTCAGCGATTATTTGGTTGGCAAGGTTATGAAAAACTTGGAGTTGTCCATGTCTGACACCGACTTTGTTTCGGGGTTTGACAAGGAGCATTTTGCCGAACTGATGTCCTCTAAGAGCGCGGCATTCATCACACAAATGTGGGATGATTTCATTGCGCACAGTGAGGGCCAGGTCGTCAAGACATTCGTCCACAATCGTCAGATTGTAAAGTACGAAGAAAGCTCTAAAGGTTTCGGCCTGACCAAATGTAGAGGGATTACTATCATGAAAGGGGAAGCATATGTTCACCTTTACAGAATTTTACAGATACAGAAGAAGATTTACGCAGACCCTTTTTTGTCCCGTTGGATGATTAAGGGTAAAACTCCAGACGAATTGATCGAGCAGCTTTCCACCATAATTGAGTGGACTCATCGCTCCCAGGACATTTCCGGGTTTGAAAAGGGAATCTTGCATTGCTTGCGAGAACCCTTGGAGAACAAGTTGATTTACGGGGCGTTCAGGCTGCTTGGACTTTACGTCGAGGCTGAGTATTTCTTGGAATTTGTTGGGGCTAACAATAAGCGCATGCCTGGGGCACGCAAAGTTAGTCACGAATTTTTCACTGTTTATCTGATGATCCGTTGTTCGGGCGATTTTTGGACCTCGTTGGCAAATGGGCTGGTTAACATCAGCCTGATTCTAACCGGTCACAGGATCAAGACACGAGCTGTTTACGACAGCATCGATTATTGGTGGGTTGACGCTAGTAGGTTGCATTTTGTGACCGAAGGCGATGACGCACTCATTCCTTTGTGGATGTGGCATGATATTGCCAGTAAGTTAGGCATGTCCTATAGTCTTGTTTCTGTATCGCACAAACCTGGCGGTTCTGATTTTCTGAAGGTTTTGCATTACCCCATCCGGAACGATCAAGGAGCACCTTTTAAGCTCCTGAATGTGCTGCGCGCGTTGAGATCACTGTCGTATGTTACTATGACAGGTGGCAACCCCAACAAGATTAAGTTCTTATTGCGTGCTAAGGCTCTGTCCATGCACTATCTGTCTCCGGGCCATCCGATTTTATATGCATTGTGTCAACGCATCGGTTATTTAACCGCAGGCGCTCGTGAGTATTCTGGCTGGGAATCTGACGTTGATGTCAAGTGGGGGGTTGAGAAACTCTCTGCTGAGTCAATACGTCAGCGTTTTCCTGTCAGTTACCCCACCGTGGAGATGAGAGCGGCTATGCAGGACAGCGTTTGTCTTGAGTCGCCTTCTATCACGGTTGATGAGCAACTGTTGCTTGAGCGCATGCTTTCGGGTTGGAACATGGTAGATCCTATCCCTCTGACCGCAAGTTTCATCAAGTTCGGTTCTGAATATGTTTCACTCGTTGGGTCGAGTGGTGACAGGTTCAGCCGTCCAGTTTATGACCATTCTTGCGATCCCACCATCAAGTTTTTGCTTGATGGCCTTGTTTCAGGGTTTCCCGCGCCTAGCCAGCGCGGTTCACCCGCAAGGGGCCCGGTCATTGGGAGGACCGGGTTGTAATTCTTGCCCTATATCTCTTCTTTGCAAGTTTGAGACGAATGGACCACTATCAATCATGCACACTTTGGCGCGGTGTGTATTGTGGTCAGCTAGCTATTCGGCAGAATTGAAAATGCCTTAGGTTGTTACCCAATTTGCACTACGACAATGTGCATTTGACCTATG